GCCCACCGTCACCACCGTCGGGTTGGGGTACGAACCGCCGAGATCCCCGCCCGCGCTGCCGGTCGGGGTGCGGCTGTCGGTCAGGCGGCTGTCCGAGGTCAGTACTACATCGGCCCCGACATCCAGGGTCGGGTTCCCGCTGACCCCGGTGCCGTTCGTGACGACGATCCGCCCGCTGGTGCCGGTGATCGTGCGGCCGGAAGTCGCCCCGCTGCCCGTGTTGTAGGCGACGATGCCGCTGGATGCGGGCGCGGACATCCCGCCGCCGCCGGCGCTGATGTCGCTGGCGTTGCCCGCATCGTCCACCAGCCGGAGCCGACGCAGGGTAGCCGAGTAGAACAGCATCACGCGCCCGACCGGGGCCGCCCCGATCTTGCCGGTGATCCGGCGCAGCACCATCCCGGCCACACTCATGACCACACCTCTCCGGTGAGCGGGTAGACGAGCGCGACGACCTCGACGCGACCGGAGCCGAAGTCGGGCGAGACCTGCACCACCAGGGCGCGCGTCGCCACCAGCCCGCGCAGCGTCGCCTGCATGCGCCCGCCGATCCGCCGCGTCGAGATGCGGATCAGGTCTCCGGGCGCGAGCTGCGCCGCGCGCAGGCCGGAGCAGGTGATCGTGTACCGCTCCGGCACCCGCTGGGTCGCCTCCCAGACCCGGTTCAGTATGGAGGTTGCCGCGTCGGCTTCGTCGCTGAAGAGGAGGTCAGCCAGATCGTACTCTGCCCGGTCGATGGCCGGGAGGGTGGCGGGCGCTTCGGTGCCGATGCTGGCCGATGTTGAGTTGGCGTAGACCGTGACGTTGACGCTCTCCTCTGCGGCGTCCTGATCCCACAACTCACAGGCGATGCTCTCGATGTCGAGGTCGGTCAGGTGCAGGACGTCGGTGCCTGCCGTGCCACCCGGGTTCAACACGCTGATCCCCGTGGAGAGCGCCGCCCGCACCGTCAGCAGCCCCTGCCGCACCGTCAGGAAGAAGCCGCCCCGCGCGAGGATGTCGGTGAGCCAGCCGAGCGGATCGGTGATCTGCGCGTCGGCCAGGAACTCCCAATCCATCACCGACCGGCTCACCTGGAGGTAGCTGTCGGCGTCGGTGTGGTCGATCCAGGCATCGCGCAGACCGAGACCCCAGGAGATCGGCAGGGTGTCATAGGCCCCGTTGTTGCCCCCGCCCGTGCTGCACAGGATCTTGCGGGCTGCGTTGATGGGGTGCGCCTCGATGTACAGCAGCGGGTGGACGGCATCCCCGCTGTCGGCGTCGACCGGAGTGGTGCCGTGCCGGTCGGTGCTGGGGCCGCTGATGGTCAGCGATGTCGCGCCTGGCGTGCCTGTCCAGAGCAGGTAGAAGGGCTCTCCCGTCGTCGGCTCGATCTGCACCGCCCCTTTGTGGGCGCTGTCCCGCTCGAACGTCCCGCCCGACGCTATCGAGAGCGTCGCGTCGCCCACCGTCCACGGGCTGTCCACGGTGGTGTCTCCGTCGTCGGCGTAGAACAGCGCGAGCTGCCCGGCCGTCAGCGTCGGGCGCGAGCGCAGGGCGGAGAGCAGATCCCGCAGGCTGAGCGTGCCAGTGGCGAGGCTCCGGCGCTCGATCTGCTGTACCTGCCCGATGAACACGGTCTCATAGACCCACTGCCCGCCGCCGACCTCGATCCCCATCTGGAGCGTGCAGAACGTGCCGCGCGTCACCGACTGGAGCAGCCGCGACAGATCACCGCTCAGCTCGATGTCGCACTGACCGGTAGAGCTGCTCCACGCGCCCGCTGAGAGCGCGCTGCCGTCGATCCGCACCCCGCGCTCTGCGATGATCGGATCGCCGCTCCCGTCGATGCTGGTGGCGAAGTAGCCGGGGTCTGCCGGGGTGTTGTTGATCGACGTCGCCCGCAGCACCCACCGCATCATCAGCACGGGCCGATCCAGGGCTGCGAGGAATTGCGCGCCCCAGGCCATCAGGGCAGCCGGGCGGCGTTGCGCACCCGCGCGCTCGCCAGCAGGGTGTCGAGGGTGGGTTGGGCGTCGATGCCGCGCGCCGTCGTGTCGGCCAGCCCGAACCGCCCGCCCAGGCCGGAGGTGGTGAGCAGGTGGACGACCGGATCGACCTCCAGCACCAGCTCCACGCTGGCGGTGATCCCACGGTCATTGGTCACCAGCGGGCTCCCGAGCTGATCAGCGGGCAGCCGCAGCGCAGGCCAGAACCGGTACCAGCGCCACATCGGCCCGGCCCCCGCGTAGTCGAAAACCAGCGTCTGCGAGGCGAGCGTCAGCACCCCGGCGCTGAAGCTGGTGGCGCTCCGCTGCTCGCTGCGCCCGTAGACCGGCTCACTCTCAATCACCACCTGGTCACCGGCGGCGATGGCCGCGAGCGGTTGCCACGCGCTGAAGGCGTTGGTCGGGCTGCCGCACGTCAGCGTCCCGGCTCCCCGGCTCCAGTTGGCCCCGCCGGGGTAGCCGCCGACGGTCTTGGCTCCGTCAGCGGAGAACCCGACCGCCCCGCCCCGCTGCAGGTGGGCGATGACCGGCAGCAGCGCGCGGTGATCGGCAGCGCCGGCGCTGCTCAAGAGGTTGAGCCGCTCCCAGCCCAGCCGGACGCGCCGCCGGGTGCCGTAGAACACCCGCGTCATCGCCTGCGCGCCGCTGTAGCTGTCCTCTGCCTGGGGCCGGTCATCGGCCTCCATCCGGGAGAGCGCGCGGGTCATAACAGTTTTTTCGAGGCTTCCCCCCTCCTTCGGATACCAGTAGAACGTCGGGCTGCCCATCACGCCCCCCTGGTCTGTGAACGCGAGTTGTACCCCATCAGCTTGCGGTTGAAGTCCCGCATGTCTGCCGCGATGGCCCCATTCACCGTGAGGTTGCTGGTGTTCTGCTTCCCGTCAAAGAGGTCTCTGAGTGCCCCCCCCGTCCGCCCCGCCGCCCCGTTCCGCTGGAACGCCCCCGTGCCGTCTTCGTTCTTGAAGGGGTTGAGCAGGTCAAGAAGACCATCGACGAATGCCTTCCCCATGTCGATCCAGAAGCGCGGACTCAGCAGCATCCCGACTGACTCGATGAGCAGCTTCGGCACCAGCATCAGCAGGCTGCTGACCGTCTTCCCCAGCCCGCCGATCAGTCCCTGGATCAGCTCCGGCAGCGCCTCGCCCAGACTCTCGACGACACCCACCAGGCCGTCTGCGAGGCCGGGGATGAGCGAGGTCAGCAGGTTGGTCGCGAAGTCGACCAACGCCGGGATGAACTCCGGTAGGGCGGCGGCCAGCCCTTCGAGCAGCTCGGTGATGTCCCCGGTGACGCCGCCACCGTTGCTGATGTCGATCACCGACTGCATACCTGCGACGACGGCAGAGCTGATACCGGTAGGGTCAAGCGAAGTCAGCCCCCCGAGGCTCCCGGCGGCAGCGCTGCCAGCCTGGAGCGTCGAGAGCGCCGCCTGCCCGCGCGTCGTCGCGCCGCCTGCCGCTGCGGCCCCGATGGCGCTTCCGCCGCCGCCTGCCGCGCCCTGCATCAGCGCTTCCTGCGCCGCCAGCGTCTGCTCGATGGTGAGCCGGTACCGGTCCATGCCGACGGCCAGATCCGCGAGCAGCATCTGGAAGTCCCGCTGTCCGCTGGCCTGCCTCAGCCTGTCGTAGAACCCGGTCAGGAATTCGATCTGCGGGGACTCGCGCGCCTGGAAGGTCGTCGCGAACTCCGCCGCGCTGTCCGCCAGCAGCCGCTTCCTCGCCTCCGCCAGCGCATCCGTCGCCGCTGCTGCGTCCTTCGTGGCCGATGTCCCCCGCTCCATCGCCGCCGTCGCCGCCTGCTGGGTGCCGATGAAGTCGCGGCCCCGCTCGGTCAGCCCCGCGAGCGTCTCGCTGAGCCCGGTGGCTGCGCTGGTGCCGAGGATCATCTCGACGGTGGCGCTCGCCATGTCGCTCTGCATCGAGAGCAGCGCGTCTGCGGCCTCGCGGGCCGGAGCGGGCAGCTTGACCCCGACCGTATCGGCCAGCAGCAGCATCGCGCGTACCAGTTCCTGCAGCGGCACGATGGGGAGCGTGAGCGCCTTGTAGAACCCGGTGAGGATGAACTCGGTCAGCGACCGGAACACGTCCTCTCCGGCGGTCAGAACCTCTATTAGATCCAGCGTGGCCAGCGCCAGCCCGACCGTGAACGACGCGATCTGCTCGATGGCCGGAGCCGCCGCGCCGCCGACGACGACGGCCATCTTCGCGGCGATGCTCACCAGCGCGTCGATGGCTGCGTTGGCTGCCTCGATGCTGGCGATGGTGGCGGGCGGCACCGACGGGTAGAAGTCGCTCCCGATCCGCTGGAAGCCCTCCAGGGAGGCCAGCGCATCGTCGGCTACCAGCGTGGCCGCGCCCAGGCTGCCCGCCGCCAGCGCAGCCGACGCCGCCACCGACAGCAGAACCGCTGCCATCCCTCCCAGCCCCGCCACGACAGCGCCGCCCCCGGTCGCGCTGAGGCTCGACAGCGCCGACGCCGCCCCGCCGATGCGCCCGCCCGCTGCCGATGCGGACGCGCCGGTCTTGTCGAGGGCGTTGTCGGTGCGCGCGAGCTGCGCGGTCGCATCCCGCGAGGCATCGGCGATGTCATCCAGCGGGCCGCTGGCCGCGTCTCGGACGCTCAGGATGACGGTCGCTACAGCCACTCACACCCCCCCGACATCGACAGTCGCCATCGGCTTTCCATCCCGGATCTGACGCTCGATATGAGCGTCCCAGGCTTCGAGGCAGGTGAGGTTGATCCGCATCTCCTCAACCGACGCGCGCAGCAGCAGGTGAGGCGGCGTCCCCCACAGGCGAGCCATTCGCGCGATGGGAAGCACCCAGCCGGATGCCACGAAAGGTGGCGAGCTTCGCCCGCGCCACCTCCCCGCCGAAGCTCGCGCTCCGAACGACTGCGGCCAGGTGCTCCATCACGGCGGGGCCGATGTCCTCCGGGGAGAACTTCCCCGCCGCCGGGTCGCTCTCTGCCGCGCTGACGAGCCGGATCGGCTCCCAGGTGGCGGACGCATCGGCCATGTCGCGGGCGTCGACGAGGGCGGCACTGACGATGGCGCTGTTGAAGTCGCGGATACGCTGCTGCACCGCCGGGTCGGAGAGCTTGCGCGCCATGTCCATCTGTCGGCGCTGCTCCGCCTGCTGGCGCTCCGCCTCCGGCCACTCCTTCTCTGCCTCTGCCTGCGCCCGATCCTCCTGCGAGGGGGGCAACAGGAGGGAGAGCAGACAGAAGTGCTCGGTCAGCAGGTCGCCGCTGGTGATGGGGCGCAGCCGGTAGCAGACGACGCCGACGGGGTATTCGACCTCGATGAGCGCAGCCTGCCGGATGGTGCTGGCGAGACCCATCAGCTCACCACAGCTGACGAATTCGCGTTGGTCAGGGTGACGAGCAGTCCGTGGTCGGTGCCGTCGCCCAGGCCGCGCCACACCACCTTCTGCTTGATGACGCCGAAGGAAGAGATCGGATCGGAGTAGCTGAAGATCACCGCGTTGTGGAGCACGATGGCGAGGCTGCGCGTGCTGTCGGTGAAGGTGATCGTCACGTCGCCCTGCGTCGAGGCCAGGGTGGCGGTGAACAGCGCGTCAGAGCGCGCCACCAGCTCCGCCTCGATCTCGATCGTCTGGAAGCCGTTGCGCTGGGGCTCTGAGGAGTACAGGGAACCCAGCTCCGGCAGCGGCGTGAGGTTGTTGTCGACGCGCAGGGTGAAGGCGGAGAGCGTGTAGCTGGCGCTGTCAAAGGACAGTTGCCCCGCGTGCTTGTGGGTGATCGGGTAGAGCGTCGCCAGCGCCGGCGGGCTGTCGCTGCCTCGCGCGCTGCCGGTCATGCCGATGATGCTCATGCGGCAGGCCATCACCTGCGCCGGAGACACGCTGAGCTCGAAGCTGCTGATCTTGCAGCCGAGCAGCTCCTCATCACCGAGACCCCCGCTGCCCCGCTCGACGCAGAGCGACAGACCCGCCGGGAGCGCCCCGGCCAGAGAGAACGCATGCGCGTATGGCCCGCTGCCGGTGGTGCTGACGCTGCCGAGGGCGTGCTTCAGCCACAGCCCCAGCGCGCCGCCCTGATAGGCCGCGTTGATCTCCAGGTCGCCGCCGACCGTGCCGACGGTCTCGAAGAAGTCGACCGGGTTGGCGGCAGACGCGCCGCTCCCCACCAGATGCGGCACCACGTCCTTCTCGACGGTCCGCTGCAGCGTGGTGCTGACGAGCCGCGCCACCGCTGTCCGGCTGACCTCGGTGCCGGCGGTGGACTCTTCCCCGGCGCTGATGCGCGCGTCTTTACCGAGCTGTATAGCCATCGCCTAAACCTCCGAAACGTCTTTGACCCTGACGAGACAGCGCGCCGCGAGCGTGCGCCCCGTCTGCTGGGTCGGGTAGGTGGTGGTGGCCTGCACCACCAGGGTGTAGCTGCTGCCCGTCGCGCCGCCCTGGACGAGCACCTGGACGTAGCGCCCGCCGATCACCCGGACGCTGCTGGCGCTGACCATGCCCGCCTGCGTCGCGCCCGACAGGGTCACAAAGTAGGTGATCTCATCGAGCTCTTCCCACTGCTCCTGCTGCCCGTCCGGGGTCGTCAGCTGCTGCAGCAGATCGTGGAAGTCGAACCAGACCCAGGTGATCTCATCGGCGGCTTTGCTGATGGCGTCACGGGGCCGGGTGTCCCCAGGGCGCTGCGGCACGGCGCTG